CTAATCTAATTCAGTTAGTCTAAACAATTTACCATTTCTGAAGAGCATTTCACATCGATGGTTGTTTTCATCGACTAGTGTTGCTTCAAATAAACCTTCTTCCGGAACTTGAATATCTTCTGCGAAATTGTAAGTCTTTCCATTAAATTCAAATGTCTTTGCCATATTATCACCTCAATTTAAAAATGCACCGCCAATATCAATGTTATAAGCATCAATTATTTTCTTGCGTAATTGCTTAAATTCTTTGCCGTGTCCTTTAAAATGACACTCAATAGTGGCATGTGCTAACTCATGATAGATTGTATTTAATTCAATATCTTTATCATGATTATCCTTGCTTAGTTCAACCAAACAGAAATCATCATGATACCAATATGTTATGCCTAATAACTTTTTACTTCGCCCAATATATTTATGTATTAACAAATTAGGTTTAAATGAATACCCCAGTTTCTCGATATTGGAGATTGCTTGTAAAAAGATATCAGCATACGGCATCATATCGTCATCAAGATATAGTGTACTCATAATGTTTTCTTCCAACAATAAACTATTAGTTGACTGTTGCAAACCGTGCAACTCGGAGATAATTGGATCACCATTCCTTTACTGTGTACAGAACGCTACCACCTTCAAAATGCTGTCCGTCAAAGTGTGCTAATACTTCAACTTTGCCTGCTTGATAGCCAATAGTCTCATAGGCTTTACTGTCTAATACCGTTACACCAGCTTTAATCTTATGAGCCTTGTTTAGGTTAATTTTATAAACGTCCACCTTTTGTTTATCCGTATTAGCAACTACTGCGGTTCTATCCGCCTTTTCCGTTGCTGCTTTAGGTAATGTCGGGTCCTCATATTTGATAGCCCGTTGCGTTTGTTTAGCCGCCTGTTCTACCGTAGGGGCCTGTACATAATATGTGGTTACCGGTTGAGCAGTTTCCATTTTGGAAACAACTTGTTGTGCTTCATCTTTATTAATATGAATTGCATTAGCCAATTTCACAGGATCTTTTACTTGTTCCTGTTTTAATAACACAGGTTTTTTAACTTGATGTGAATTATATATAGATACCCCTACAATGGCTAAAATAATTAAAATTAGCCCCCCTATGAGAATTTTATGCCGTTTTAGGTAACATAACACCTTGAAAGTCCAAAGGCTCATCATAGACCCCTTTCTTGCATTTCTTGCGAGAACATTTCTAATGCTTGTGCTTTTTCTGCATCGAACCGTTCAACAAGATTTTCACGCAACCAACTAGGATTACCTTCATAGTTCCATGGATGCAACTTTCGCTGTTCATATGCACCATTAATTAAATCCCAGTCAAACTTAATGTCGTTTACATAAGATAAGTTCCAATCAGGCTCCCAACCCGGAACATATTGCATTGCCTCTTTAAAAAGATTAACAACTTCACCGGGACCATATTGAACAGCCGCAGAGAACACAACATCACGCAATGCTCGACTGTGAATATTTACATCAAAGAGTTCATTGGATAATTCCTTACACGCCACATCATAATAAGCATATTTAATGTAGTCGTGCTGCATTTCCATGAATCCGTTAGGGTCCACAGTTCCTAGTTCTTGCCATTTACTAATAAACTCATCGGAGTTAATAGGTCCTGCACTTTGAAGGGCTCTCGCATAATCTTTGTAGAATCCATCTTCTTGACGCAACCCCCAACCAAGAAACGCATCTACACTTCCGCAATTACTTGCTAATTGGTAAGCACCATACGAAATTCCCCCACGGTCCCCCTCGCCTGTTGATACAATAGCTGGGTCCCCATTGCTTTCATACGCAGCACTTAATTTTCCTAGTTCCATTTGTTTTGCTCCTTCCTATTTGATTCACGTCCTCCTAAATAGCCAACGAGCCCGGAGGAAATACTCATGGCCAATTCGTTATAACCATAAAGGACGGCCATTATATTGACCGCCCCTAGGATGAGGATTGTTAATACCTCACGAATGCTAATTTTTTCAATCATTTAATCGCCTCTTTTACAGATTTAATGAATGCTATTAATTGTTGAATTAAACCGATCGCACGTTTGAACCACCTCGATTCCACTAACTCTAGTTCAATCATATTTTCAACACAAGATGCTAACTCAATTACAATGGGAATGAGATACATTCCTGTGCTTAAAAACGTATCTAGCCGTCCTAAAAAGATGAATTCAACATCTGGTAATGTAAGTAAGATAAACGACAATACAAATAACCAAGGATAGGATTTGACCAGTTTCTTTGTCATATCGGCTCGCAGTTTATTACTGACTAGGAACCTATGTTTCTTTCCATTGATTTCAACATATCCCCATCCCCGCCAAAGTATGGCAAGTATTGTATTGGTCACCGTACAAGGTCTATTCGTTGCGATATTAAAATTGCGCACCTCGACTAAGATGCGCAATATCGTATCAACAAATACCAATATCAATGTGCAAAATATAGCTAATGATATTTGTACAAGTTCATGTTCATTTAATCCCACCATAATAGGTGGTGGCGGAGCGAAGATTTCAATCATATGTTTCCTGTCCTTTCAATTACTAAACGCTTAACCCCACTATCAATAAATGCTTTTCTGGAAATTTGATTATCGATATTGAACATAATTAAATCATCGTTATTGTAATTTCTAGATGTTGTAATTGTGATTTCAATATCCTTAGATGTCGGAATCGTTAATTCATAGGAATTTTCTATCGTGGCCTTGATTGTTACTGTGTATTTTCCTTTTGGTAAATATACATACCATCGGTTGAACTTTTCTACATTCCACGCTTCCCATTTCCATGTGTTGAAGCCTATAGGGTCATACTGTACATATCCTTTGTCACCATTTGGCTTTGTAATATGTAGTGGAGTTTTTTGACTGCCTATACGTGCATATAAGTTTATCCCATTAAAATGGACACGGATGTAATTACCACCCGTGTCCTTGGAATTGTCTGTTAAATTGTATGTTTGTATCTGCCCATTAGGTGTTTTTGTTTTGATAACTGCCATTTTATTCCACCCATAATTCTGCACCATTTTTAAATGTGATTTTGTTGAGTAATGTATCAACATATACAGTTTTCCATGGTGTTACTTGGTTATTTGCCCAGCCTCTAAAATACAATGGTTGATTACCGTTATTTGGAATTAATAATTGCCCGCACCATTCAGAGTCGCCGTATTCAATAATTACACCATCATTTGGAGAGCCATCATTAAATTGTTTATGAGCTTGCTTGAATAAAACTTTATACGACCCTGTTGGTGTATTAATCGAACCGGCTTCATCAGATGAGAAGAACCCCTCTGTAGCAAATACTTGCCCTGTTACTGTTTGACGACCAGTCTTCCCTAAATATGACTTGTCTGCATCTTTTTTAGAAACCAATGTACCTGTAGAAGATGCATCATCTTCAGTTAAAACTCTAAACGTTTTATTTTTGTTAGCATCGTAATACCCAATTGAGGTTCCTAAGAATATAGTCCGGTTGTCGCTCATACCAAACTCAATGGAATCACCAGTAGACATCTTAACTGCATGATGAGCGCTACCTTTGGTATCTGTTACTTGAACAGAGGTATTATTTGGCATGATGATTGGGCCTTTCATCTTGCCACCACCAAGGCCTAAATAATCAAGATTTTTCAACCGTTGCATATTGATTGAGTTTTCAAAGTCGTAATTTGGGTCACCTACATAAATATCTACTTGGTGACGTTTGTTTGGCTTTTGAGTAAGCACAGCAAAATAGAACTTGCCATTGTAGTAAGCGATGTCTTCGATTTCAGTTTCACGATTGATTTCAATGATCTGTTTAACTGTTCCGAATGGAGTACATTCAACAAGACTTCCTAGCGTTGCGGACATGATTGCGCCGTTTAGCATGAATGCTCCGTTATTATTCATATCTGGATACACATAATCTACTTGGTAAGTTTTGAGTTTTTTAAACTCATCATTGTACAGATTAATAGTTCGTACACGTTGATTACCTGCGATAGGTACAATGGATACATAAGTTTTCGTAATATGATCATAGTCAATGTTGAATACCTTTTCTTGCAATGTAATAGTATTTTCGATTGCCATAGTGTCAGCATTAATAACCGTCAAATTATTGCCGTTTTTAAGCCCATTTGCTATGTAAATTTTATTCGTATACTTGTTATAGGTCATCGTATTACAATGCCCTAGACGTTCAGAATCCGTGAATTTATAAGTACCTACCTTTTCAAATGTATCTGGATTGAGTTCATAGAGAATTTGATTTGTACCTTCGCCATTTACACAAGCGAGTATGAATACATTCTTTTTAGAGTTATAGGTAAATCCTTGGCATTGATTTACCTCCGCATCATACGTAATGTTTTTCACCAACGCAATATTGGATGCCCCTTTTAGCATTGGTGTTTCTGTTGGATAATACGGCTTGATATTGGTATATACGCCCATATCCATTACTGAACCCACTGTATTAAATGTTAAATGTTCAGTTAGTTTGTACTGACCATTTGGCACTAATAAAATTTTATTGGCCAAATTATCATTAGCACGTTTAAATGCAGCCGTATCATCGGTGACACCGTCGCCAACTGCTCCGAAATCTTTAACTGACACAATACCATTTAGTGATTCTTTTCCGATGTATTTAGCATCGGCTTCACTTTTGGTTACAATTCCTTTGCCACCGGGTATTGCTATTTCTTCAGCTTTAGCAGCTGCTACCTCTGCACGTTTGGCTGCATCTTCCGCTTTCTTGGCATTGCCTGTACTCGAGATTTGTTTATTATCAATATCGGACTTAATATTGCTAGCTTTTGTAACCAAATCATTGATATTTTTCTTATCAGTTTCAGCTTGTGCCGCATATGCCTTTGTGTTATCTGCTAATACTTGTGTTTTCTCAAATGTATCAGCACTTTGGATAAGAGCCGTATTTGCAGTCGCCAATTTATCGTCTACCGTTTGAGATAATGCATTGATATTATCATTGATGGCTGTTAGTTTTGTCGCATTGTCTTGTACTTCATTGGCTTTTGTCTCTGCCGTAGATGCAGCTGCAATTGCTTTTTTAGCAGCTTCAATGGAGTTATCTACAATATCACGTGTAACTTGATTTGGGTCTTCATCAGCGCCTACATTAATTTGTAGTGTGCGATCCAACTGTTCTTTCATTTCTTGAAGAATTAGAATAACTTTATCGCTCATGTCTTCAATGTGATTATATGGCCATTTATTGGCTAATTCTGTCGTTTGAGAGATTGGAGTACGTCTAATTAAAACAACTTTATAAGTTGCCGGCAATGGTTCACCAATACTTGGATACGTTAAAGTTTTATTTTGCGCATCATATAAGATGTTCCCTGTTTGCTCCGTATGTCTCCCATTTTCATCAACTAAAATAAGGTTAATGTCTTTAATATTATTAAAGTCATACGGCCAAATATAAGTCTTGTTAACCCCATCACATTGATATTGAACAACTGGATTGTTGACTTGTGGAATCACAATATCCCGCCTTTCTTTGCTGCATATAAAGAGGACTACCTAAAACTAGGTAGTCCTTACTTTTATTGTTTCTTCTTCTTTTCTTTTTTAGTCTTTAAACGCTTGTCTAACAAAATTGACATGAATACATCTTCAATCTTGGCATCCGTATCAGTTAGCCCTACACGCAACAATGTCCAGAAAGCATCGGTTACGGTATCACTAAAACCAGTTACACGGTTAGAAACCTGACTGAGCGAACGGCCTACATCAACAATATCTTTATTGTCACTTGAGATAGCTTGACCGGTATCCCATAATTTTTCAAAGATACTTAATCCCATTACGGTATTACCTTTATTGTATGGACGTTCTCCTAAAATAAATTTCATACCCATAGTGGCTATATCTCTCACTAACGGAATACCCATGGTTCCCTGTTGTACAAATTCTTCGGCAAAAGACTTGGCGATAGATTCTGGATCATCATCGTCACCATTTGTTAGTGCTTTATAAATTACCATACCAACCGCTTGTGAAAATACAGACCACCATAGCATCCGTGCAAATTGAGTCCAATCCCCTCTATCTTTTCCTGCATACCACCCTTCAGCAATAATGTTGTATAGGGTGTTTGCGTATGAATAAAATGGAACAAATAACTGCGTTAATGGATTCCTTGCTCGTTGAATAGCTGCGGCATCTTTAGTATCGCCACTTCCGAAAATATCTCGTATCGCTCGGTCACCTGCTTCAATTGCCTGTTGGTTAATCCACTCAGTACTTAACCCTTCCTTGGATTGGAGTTCAGCAACCTTTTGATCATAAGCGAATTTCCATACCGGGATAGATAAGGCGAAGTCTGTTTCTGTGAGCAACCGGAATCCCATGTTATTAATTTCATCACGGATTTCAGCGCCTTTTTCAAACTTGTACCCGCCGATATTCTTATCATTAATACGGAGCCCCTTTCCTTGGATGCTTAATCCTTTTTTGAGGTCTTTATCCAAAGTTTGAATGCGTTCCCTCATGAATATGGATTGTTCCATAACAAAATCACGGGTATTGTTATAAAGCTCTGTACCATGGCCATAGAATCCTACACCTGCATGATTAACGGCTCGAAGTACATTACCGGCACCAATACGATATGCAGCAACAGGAATATTCAAGGTATTCTGAATGGCAACTGATACACGGCCAGCCATGATAGCCATAGATGTGTTTCTCTTTAATGCTGTAACAATCTTACCAAATGCATCAAGCTTAGCCGCTTCATCCTTCCAATTATCACGAACCCAAGTCCGCAAGAATTGATAGGAATTCATTCCAAATTTCTCAACAATATAGTTTTGAAACTCTCTATTGGCTACTAACCGATTCACATCCGTCACAGCTTTACGCATAGTTATATGATTGATTGATTCGGTAATAGCATTCGGAATAACGTCAAAGTCTAACAACAATGATTTATCCTTAACTACATCTAACCGTGATTTAGTAGCGCTCATACCAGTTCCTAATATCGCATTACTGCTAACCATAGTCTTAGCAATATCTTCGACTTCCTTATCAGATATACTTGCATTGACTTCTGGATTATACACAATTGGGTAATACTGTCCAACAATAGTTCTACCACCAATAGTGAATGTAATGCCTTCTTCCTTTTTCAATGGGTTCCCATATAATTCTTCCTGAACTTTGCTACGTTCCGTGTAGAATGAATTAATATGATCCCATGTCCGGATTATGAATTCCCAATCTTTATCGGTGAGGATTTCTTGAAAGGCTTTTTCCATTTCAACTTCAGTTACCTTGGCCGTTTCCATTGCCCGTTGTCTGTTACGTTCTGTACCCCAATTCAAAGCTAATGCAATAACCTGTTCCTTGGTTAGATTACGCAATTCCCCAACATCGTACATATGCTTATTTCGGATGTTAAATAATTCACGCTTACCATACACAGAGGATACATCTTTGGCTAACCGGCGCATAGACACTTCCTTGCGTTCGTTAAATGCTTGTGTTGCACGGCTAATCGGATCATAGATATATTTCACAGCATCTGGTCCTAATCGGCGTAAGAATGTTTCAACCTTGAGCAATGATAAATTGCCTTTATTGATAAGTCCTGCAACAGCTTCCAACCCTGTTTGATTGTTTTGTGCATTAAATACATTTCCATTAACTTTACCAAATGTATCGATTGCTTCCGTTAATATGCCATCTACTGCATCATCAAATGTAATCGATTCACCTTTATCATTAAGGATGGTCGAGCCCTCATACGCGTTACGTCCATTCTTATACATACCCGTCATTAATTCTTCGAGTGTATCCAATTGGCTCATGGTAAGATTCTTAAACGACATTGGGGTTTTGTCATAGAATAGTTGCACTATCCATGGGTCAAGGAATGTAATGCTTTGGTCACCTAGAATACCCGCATCAGGATCTAATGCATTAATGACAGCATTCATATTGAAACCATCTACCGGTTCCAGTCCATCATATTTAGTTAACCCCATTTGATATGCCATATGTGCGTAGAAGTAACGCATGTTAGGCTCAATAGCAATCGGATTCTTAGGACGTGTCATCCTATTTAGATTGTCAAGTAACTTAGTTCTTAGCTTCTTAATGCGGAGTGTATTGTCAAACGCAACGCGAGCTCTCGCTTGATTTAGAAGTTGTAACTGTTTAGCTTGTAGTGCCTCTTCCAGTTTATTGACCGCCAATGCCCTGTCAGCACGTTTACCTTCTCGAATGGATTGGTTTTGATACTTCTTATACTGGCTAGCTTGGGACAAGATCAAATCGCCCAATTCCTGTCTAGCACGGTTCATATAGTCACTGATTACACCTATTCCACTATCTCGAATTGCACGTACGTTATCAATGCGGTCTTGAAGTAAGTCTTTTAATTGTTCGATACGTTCTTGTGAGCTTAATGATTGATTATCTAATCTCATTAACATACGTTCTTCTAATTGCTCTTTTTGTTCGATTATTCTATCAAGTCGATTCGTTACAATTGTCAGACGTTTACTTAACTCATTCTTTTCATCTTTAAGTTCAGATTGATTTTTACTTGCTTGCTCCTGTAATTCTTTTTGTTGTTCTTTTAATCGCTCTATTTCATCATTAGCTTTATCTAATTCTTTAGAAACAGAACCGAGCTCTTTATCAATCTTTGCTTTTTCTTTACGAAGTTTTTGCTCTTTTGTTAACTCTTTTTCAATTATTTCCAAATCAGATTCAATTGTTTCTGAATTAGGATCAAGTCGATTTAACCTATCGAGTAGTTCCCAGTTTTTAGCAAGGTCTCGATTGGTTTGTGATTTGATGATTTTAGCTTCCTCTTCAGTAAGTTTCATTTGACCGTCTGAAGATAATAACCATTCCTCAGCAATTTCTATATTAGATTTGCCAATATGGTTATCTTCAATGAATGCCTGCTCGGCAGATTCCATAGCTTGATTAACAGCTTCATTGAATGTAAAGCCTGTTTGCTCACGTTCAGCAGCTTCTAATTCTTTTAATGTTCCGTATCGAGTATTGGCTAATGCATCTTTACCAAATGCATTATAGCGTTGATGGTCTTTGTAGATTGGGTACTGTTCCATCAAACGTTTTTCGATATCGGCTTGAATAGAATCTTTTTCATCGTTCCATTCTTTAATTGGACGACTTTCTAATTCTTTCATATACCGCTTCATGACACGCTCTTTTGCCATTTCCCCGACGTCGGCAATATGGCCTTGAACCTTTGCTTGCTCAGCTTCATCGAGCTGTTTAAATAACTTGCTAGATTCAAATTGTTCAAGGGCCTGCTCTTTTGTGTAGGCGTCTATATCTTCTTGAGTGGCGATCATACGTGCCATAATGTCTTGAATTTCCTTAGGTGGTAATCCGCCTAGTCGTGTCACCGCACGATAGATACGAGTTAACCATTTCGAGAACATACGGAATACACGTTGTAATCCTTTTGTAGGTGCATTACCTTCACGAAGATAAGCCTCCCATCCACGAGCAAACTTTTCATGTGCTTTAGTATTATCAGCACCTTGCGCATCGTCCCATTCAGACCACTCTTTCAACTTATTCCAATCTGTTACAAGTTGCTCTGGGGCGTTTTCCATCTCAGCTAGGTTCTTAATATCATCAAAAAATACGTGTCCCATTTCATGTAGGAATGTTGACCGGTCAGCTGTTTTGAATATTTGAATAAGGCGGTCAGTAGGACTTTTGATAGTTGTCATGCCATTGATAGATTGATTGTATTTTTCTATGACTTGTATTGCTTTGTCATCGAATACTACATAACATCGTCCATCTTGTTCGCCATCGTAGTATATGCCTTTTATACCGATACTATTTAAAAATTCACTAGCCTTTTTAGCATTTTTCACATTATGAAGATTAAAATGTTCATCATTACCAAGTGCATGAGATAAGAATGAATACAGCTGTTTACCATCAATATTTGTTTTCTCTAATGCACCATATACATCAGTCTTAACATTCGAGATAGCTTTTTCTTCACGTTCTCGTTCCAACTGTTTTTCTTTCTCGTATTGTGAATATAGATCATATCTAAACTTTTTATACACAGCTTCCAATAAACCTTCATTACCAGCTATGGTATCAATATTTTCATCTATACCTACTGACTTCAAAAATCTATCAATATTTCTTTTTTGAATTTTATTGATGTCATTTATTGTTTTATTTTTGTTATGTAGTTCAGATATTATGTACCCTACATCCATAAAGTGTGTGTATTTATTTGTCCATTCATCACCAATAATAGACCCTTTGTGATATTTAATTAATAGACTTGTAAAACGTTCCAGTTGTTCTTCTGGCATTTTATGTAATCCGTTTTTCAAGCTATCTCTTACATATCGACTATATCCAGAAATAGGATATTGCTCTGGTAATAACTCTGTTTCATTTGGTATTTCTACTTTAAAAATGGACTTCCATTCTTGTTTAGTAAATTTACTTTCTTTTAATAACTTAATTGCTTCTACAGCTCTTTTGGTTTGTGATATAACAAATTGAGTATTTTTCCCTTTCTTTGAGTCTATAAATTTATGTAAACTTTTAATTGCCTTATCGTTACTCCCTACTTCCGCAATTTCAGTAAGAGCCATAGACAAAGGGTTTTCATCGCTTATAACATTTCCTGTTTTCTCATCATACCATTCTGCATCTTCATTTATTTTATACTTTGTTTTCTCTGTAACAATCTCTATGCTATTTGCACCTAATATATCCCTATAATTTTCTGCTATCTTCTTATCTTTAGCAAAATACAATCCCCAACCATGTGCTTGATTGCCCTCACCGCTACCGATAGCGCCTAAATCAAACTCATCAAAATTATGTGGTGAACCATGCCATGCAGCTTGATAGTATTGATAATTATATTGTTTGCGTAGCTTGTCTAAATCGTCTTCGTTTGGTATACTATTGTTAACAATAAACTGTTTAGTAACCGGTTGGGCCATTTGTTGCCTGCTACCCGTTACTAGACGGTTTATTTTTTTTGTATTCGCATATAACAAGTTGCCATTTGCGATTTGTTGATTATACCAATTGATATTACGTCTTGGCGTAATGGTTTTAATTTTATTTATGTTTGTTCCATTAGCAGTTTTAGTAAATGTAACGACAACTTGGATGTTCTCACCGCTTGCATTTATATTTGGGTTGCCGTTTTTAGCATACATATCTAATACAAGAATTGCTTCATCAGGAACTGCTTTTTGTGAACGACCATTATAATTTTTAAATACAGCAACTGGATTAGCTATTTTTTTAGGCAATAATTTAATGTCATCAATTGATATTTGATTAGCGTGTTTCCCAGTAATTACTTTATGAATTATGCTCGGATCAATCATGACATCGCCGTCAAATCCTAACATTTGTAATACGAGTGGAGAATCCATTATTTGAACGGTTCGATTAATTTGTTTTCCGTTCAATTGATCATCAACAACTTGTCCCCAATTCTTTATATCCGTTTCTATTTTTTGCTGCATTTGTAATGGTTGTGCATAACCATTATTATATGCACCGCCGTTCATTTGTACACGAACAGTATTGAAATAATCCATGGCCGTATAGTTACCACGTCCTGCCCGTCGCATAATATCTGCCATAACATCAGCATGTTGGGCCATAAGTAATGCATTAGCTTCCGCCGTATCACGTTGTTTACGGTCAACTGTTTCATCACTCATTATCGACTTTAAGGACTGATACACTTCATAACCAGATTTAGATAGTTGCATACGTAAAGCGATATCATTATCTGCAAGTTCAAACAGCTTATCTCGCATAGATTCTAACGATTCAATCTGTTTAAGCATATGCTCCATATCTGCATAATGGGCTCCTGCCTGATTAAGCGCTTCTGGATTATCCGCTAATGTACTTTGGGTACGAGCAAGGCTAGATTGATACGCCATTCGTCTGCGCTCTGAATTGGAACGTGGTGGCTTGTTTTCGCCTAACCATGTAGGATTTACACCGCTAGTACGTGCGGTTTCTAAATCTGTATCCATAGCATCAAAATCGCTTGTATATTGTTCCCTGTATTGCTCGGTTAATTCCTTATACACATTGTTAAATGTTTGTTTAATGTGTGTTGGATCAGCAAGAACCACATCAAGCATTTCTTTGTCTACATCGGATGTTTCATCAAAGTAGGAACGAATAATATCATTCTTAACACGCTCTGCACGTTTTTCAGTATCATCTTTAACAAGGTCTTTCATAACATGGACTTCTTCTTTTGCACGTTCAAGCGTTTTCATAGAAAGACCGCCACGTGTAAAGTAAGAAGATTCTTCTAATGCTTTAACTGTTTCTTCAGATAAGCCACCGCTTAATTGTGCATATGAACCAATTGGAATTTCAATCGGAGCATCAGCCGTAATTGCTTTGGATACTTCCTCTTGTGTAGTAAGTCCTGCATCCACCATATTACGGATAGCCGCTTGACCTTCTGCAGTTTCAGCCATTTCATTGACATTTACATATGCCGTAGACACGCCTATATTATCCCCCTGAGCTTGTACAATTTTTCCGTACAACTCAGGGTTTTCTTTTGCCAAATTATTAGCCGCAGCATCGTTTTTAAGGTTCTGCATGATAACATGGCCATTACGGTTTTGTTCTTCCATAACAGCTATGTGCTGTTCTTCAGGAGATAACTTTTGAAAATCTTTAAAGGCTTTCATGGTACGAGCACCACTGATGCCGCCACCGATTACACCGAAACCAACAACAGCCGGTAGTGCTTGCCACATAGCCTCACCGGCACCTACAAACATATCGCCTGCAGAATATGGGCCCTCTTGATCATTAGACTTGCGCCATAAGTTATGTTGTAACTTTTCGTTAACGTCTTGTAGGCCTTCCTCAAATAGTTCTGGAGCGCCAGCCTTAATAGAACTCTTGGCCACCTGTGCAGCAGTAACACCAATACCACGATTAAATGTCTCAGCTGCATTAGTAGTCCCTCTTGAAACTGCATTGACAAGTGCAGACTTAGGAGCGATTTTAGATGCCGCTTTGCCAATAGCACGAGTGGCTACAAATTCAATACCAGTATCGATAGCAGCAAATGACATGGCATACTCTTTCGCTTCTTCATTAGAATATACTCGATTCCCCTTTTGGTCACGTTTTCCAATCAATTCAAGGTACTTATTACCGAACGACATTTTATACATTTCGTATGCCATATCAGCAGAACCTAACCATTTAGCGCCAGTCATTGCAGTAGGTATAGCAGCAGAGCCACCACTAACTACACCGCCACCAATACCACCAATTATACCGCCTACAATAGCACCTGTACCGCCTTGCTTACCCATCATATAGATTTGACTAGCAGTTGAACCCAATACCTCTTGTAATGGACTTCCACCATCTGGACGTCTATAATTTTGCAAATTATTTTGTAATCGATTAACTTCAGCCGTTAATTCGCTAATCTTTTGTGGGTCAGATTCATAAGCTAAGGCGAATCCAACATCGCCTAATTTCATTTGGTCATTCATTGCCCAAATGCTTTGTTGTAAAGAATCAAATATACCTTTTGTATTCTTGATTGATTCGATATTGTTTAATGCTTGAATACCTTCAGCTTGCGAGCCATATTTTACTTTATAGAGTTCTGGAAACTCATCATAAATATCTTGTAAAACTTGGCCACGTTCTGCCCGCCTAGATAAATAGTCGGCACGTTCAAAGGCTTTATCATCGCCAAACATGACTGTATCTGCACCAATATTTAACGTCTTGGCAATTCGTAAGGCTTCATTAGCACGTAATTGATCATTGTTATATAAGAATAATCGGTCTGTGTTACTAACGAAACTAGCAGGTAAAGCATTAGGCAATGATTGTCCTAATTGACCTATCGCTTGGAATGTATTTCCCTGTTGCCCAAATGGAGATACCGTTGTTGTACCATCATCATTGGTAACGCTTATAGGTGTACTGGCGATTGTAGATACTGCATCTGCTGTGCTTTTTGCAATATCAGATACAGTATCTATTCCTTTACCGATAGCTTGTCCAACTGGCGTTAATCCACCTACAGGGTCAGATTGAACACCAGCATTAGCAGTAAATGAACGAGGGCCTTGTCCGTACCCTCTTATTAACGCTTGAAATTCATCACGTTCTTGTTGATTAATATCAGCCATTTGTATATCTCCGTTGTAATGCATTGTATTCTGATTCGTAAATATCTTGAGTGGAGCCATCACGATATGTTACTCGGATATAATGATTCCCTACAGGTTCAGCATGAACGATACCAATAGCTTGGTTACTTGCACCGCTTATTGTAGAGGAATAATCGTCTCCGTCACCAAAATATGGTTTACTTGTACTACGTAATGTACTTGTTGCGACTGCAGCATCGAAAATTTCATCTTTTTCCGCATCTGTAGGTGGTCTATGATATTTAACCTTAAATTCCTCAATACGACCTGCCATTTCTTGTTTAACACCATATTTAAAGCTACCCGCCAATGTCTTATCTTTTGGCATAACATCGGCTAATTTATATTCATATGGAGTTAAATCAATATTGCTAGCTTTCTTGTTATTATCATCAATTTCAAGTAACGATGCATCAAGTTCATCATCCATAATTTTATTTGGCAGCACTCGTTCTGCATATGCTCGTGTTTGCTCATACGTGTGAGACTTTGCATACTGCTTGATACCCCATTTTTCTTGTGCCGTCATTTTCAAACCTTTTTCGTAAATTCTATCGAGTTTAGGTCTTTCACTCGCCATTTTCCCGCTCCAGTATTCTTGTTCTTCAGGAGTGGTGGCACCAGCCAATTGAACCTGTGCATATTGGAACGCACCGCTTACATCGCCATTGGCTATTTTTTGATTTAAGATTGTTTGCCCTGCTTGTAAACGATCATTAATAGCAATCTTCCGAGTTTGCTCTTGTAATGTATAGTAATTCTTGTATGCTGTCTTAGCGTCATCTTCAGCTTTCTTAATTTGGTCTTCTGAATATTTGGGACTTCCACCACTAGCCATAGGAGCGCTATTCATCAAATTGATATAGTGTTCTGTAGATGTTCCATGATATCCCGTATTAGTCATAATTTGAGCATATTCCGCTACAGACTTCGCATCAACAGCACCTTTACGATTCAAAATATAATTTTGCATCCAATCATCAACAAATTCATTATCGGAATGATACATCTTATAATATGCATCACCGTCTTCTGGGGGTTGCTTATTTTCTTCACCATTGGGCTCAGACTGTGTCAATCCTGCATAATTGTGATTTTCTCTAGACAACCGACTTAACTGTCCGCCGTCCATACCTTCTGCATATAATTGTCTGTAAGCAATTTCAGTATTGATACCGTATTTATTGTGAGCATAAACAGCCATATCCCATAATTGTTTTTGTTGTCCGACTCCACCTTTTATGGCTTCTTCGTTTTGGGTTTCCATCTTTGCTCTAACATACATGGCAGCACTATTCATGCCAGAGTTTAAATCATGACCATACATTTTATATAACTTAGCGTATGTATTGTCATCATTAACTAATTTGTTGATGTTCATTTGATTAGACATCTTTTTATATGGAGTCAAAACACTTTCGCTAACTACACCACTTAATGACGATATTAAATTTTCTGTTCTGGTGGAATCGTTTTCTGCAACAGCCCTATCTAGTAAATACTTACCTGTCTCATCTGTATTAGCACGGATTTTTTCATTGATCTGTTCATCATCCAGTCCCAATTCCTTGCCAGTAGACCTATACAAATCACCCATCAATGTAATTGTTTTCATTTGGTCAGCCATGTTGTCAGACCGAATAGCAGAATCACGAAGATTTGTAATTTGATTTTGCGTAGCTGTACTTAACGCCGTTTCATATTGACCTCTTGAATATTTGGATATGTTATTGTAATCAGTCGTTTTAGACGTTTCGACAGCTTTCGTAAAAGCATTAATAGCATCATTTGTTCTGAATTTATATTTACCCATAATTTCCCGTTGTATCTTATCTACACCGGCATTATAGTCAGGTAATATAGATTGAGCATTCATCCCTTTACGATTCATCAGCCCATCTTTATCATCATTCAGCAACTGGTTAGTACTATTATTGAACTCATTGATAGCATTGGTTACATCGATGTAATCTTTTCGCTTATCAATTTCTTCCCATGTATTAGTTGCCTCTTGCAACGCTTTATTCATGGCATTCAGACCACTTACATTACCACCATATGCCATTTCATTACTAGAAGCTTGTGTACTCCCTTGAATTGTATTTAATTTTTGAGTGGGATCATAATTAACAAATTTCATATCCTACCTCATTCTATAGTCGCGCTTAACCGTTACTATCGGTCCTTTATCTGTATACCCCACAGGGTCACCACCATATGTAGTCTTCATCTTGCCACCTGCATATTGCTGTTTGAGACTATACATAGATGATGCGGCGCCAAGAATACTGCCTACCATTGCTAAATTGCCTTGACGTCGTGCATTTTTAGCAGAAGCACGTGCAGCATTAGCTTCATTCTGATAGTTCATACCATTCAAATATTCGTTGTAAATGGCATTGTTTTTATTCTGTTCCCAATTGTAGATGTCTTTGTTATATTCATCATAACTGGATGCCATTAACTGTAATGGGGACCCTGCCATTTGCAATCCGCCTGCTCCTGCCTCGGCCGCATTTGTGCCGGCTACAAGACGCATGCGATTATCCATTTTGTCACGCTCTTGTAATTGTTGCATAGCAATTTGTTCTTGTTTGCGGTCAGATATACGCTTGTTAGCCTCAGCTGCTTGTGCTTGGGCATTGTACATCGAAACTTGCGCTTTGGTTTGTTGATTTTGCGCAATCAGTCCTACTCCGGTACTGACTGCAGTTAAGATTGCCGCTGCGGGTAAGCACATATAAAGTCCTCCTTCTTGAGAGTGAATAATTCTAAATCGCCAACTTTTACAGTTGGATGAATAACGGCCCCAATCGATTCGAGCCATCGTTTCGTTTTAATGTTTGTTGTATGAACATAATTAAATAGCCATTCCCTAGTCTCTAACCATTCACCAATGACTTGATTACTCAATTTAATAAAACGCATCTGCCACCGCATATCGTTTTCTAATACTTTATTACCTAGAAAATAAATTCCATACATTCCGTTAACTGGTTCTTTTGCAATCCCATATACGCAAATAGCCACATCGTCTTCTACGACGACATGGCTATCATAATCAGATTTGCAAATCTCGGAACAGAAATCCTTAAAAGGGTATAAACGATTCACCTCTTGGACTTCCATGGCATCTATTGCCCTTAGATTGACTTCTAGGTCATGAATTAATTTATCTCGCCGTGTAGGCTCAATTTCGTCAATTTTATAGTCCCGGAACATCTCTTAATCCTCCGCCAATTTCAACTATGCGAGTTATTGATAATAAATTAAATGGAAATGGATCACTATGCTTTATACATATCGATGTATCTGTTGAATAATTTGTCCCCATTTTAGGTAAAATTACAGGCTTGTCGCCAGTAAATAGTTCATTCGGTGGTAATGTAATATCATCCATTTTGTCAAATGTATGTCCAACTTTACCACCAAATGATTTATACATACGCAATACAACTCTTGATACCGTGGCAACTCGGCCTTGTAATGTGCCGTCTTGCATTTGCATTTCTACTGATGGAATACGAATTTTAGAGTCAAATGGTAATCCGATTTTGATATTGCTACCACTGACGTTTAATTGTAACAAGCCATCATCTGGCACAATTACATCTGGTTGTTGCTTACCATCAATTACAACTTGTACAGTTTGACCACTCAAATGAGGAATGTTAATACTATCAATTGCATTACTCGACTTAAATTCGACATAGCAATCAAGGAATACATTCACATCATCAGAATACAGTGGCACCATACGCTCGATACATTTAACTTTTTTCCCTTGCAATGTGCGTTCAACAAGAGTATACAAACTATCTTGTTCGCCCTCAGACACGGATTCACAATATAAATATTTACCATTAGTTACGAAATGAGACCAACCATATACTTTCTGCTCTGGAATATAGGTCAAGCAATTAATCTCCCCATCATTTCTGATGTAATAAATAATGCTGTCCGGGTCTTGTGCATACGCACTGGTGATAGTTAAGTACCCTCTAACACGAGTCTTAACAAATAACGTTAGGTCTTGCCCTGTATAGTTATCAGACTCATAAGAGTACCCCATATCACGAACAGTGCCGCCACGTTCTTGAACGAATACACAGCGATTACCTATGAACTGTGGTTCACACGATAAGGCCCCTCGTTGCGTCTGTGTTTTTAGATTACAGTTGGTAGGAGTAATAGTCTTATCACCACTAACAATCCATTCATTACCGCTTGTAAGAATAATTAGATCATTAGCTGGTACAAGATGACGAATTTCGTACATTTTGCGATTAATCACCGGTAAGGTAATTGAGCTATCATCTGTGATAGTACCTTCAACCTTTTCAACGCCAAAGTTTGGATAGTCGCCCGTACGGCTCATCCAAATATAATTAGGGTTTTTATTTGTAGCAGCAACTACAAAGCGGTCTTGATAAAAAGTACATAACTTAGGATATCCATTACTACGGCCCCAACTGCCCATCTTCCATTTAGAAGTAGCTTCATTTTCAACAATACCATTTAAGATATTGACCTTCATGGTTTTAGCATCTACAAATTCTTTCAATTCAATTATGCCCCATGTAGTATATGGAAGAATTGACAAATCAACATTACATTCACCGCTACTAATATCTGATTGAATGCGTAGCTTTGCATTTGGTTCAATTTTTCCGGCGTCCGTTACGTTGTAATCATTTTTACTGGAATATGTACGATAATCTTTCCATGTCGCACCATCATTTGTAGTAATTTGTATCTTAACAGTGCCAGTCCATGTTCCGTGTGTTGTAAACTTCCACGACAAATCTTGGTCTGTGGAGTAGGATTCTACATTGTAATTGATATTATTGTATTCATTCCATTTATGAACTCCACTAAAATGTGTGCGTTTTTCTTTTTTTTCAACAACTGTACCAGTACTTTTAGTATGAACAGCAGAAACAAAATACCCAAGTTGCATTACCATGCCCACCATATCGGCGTTAAACATGTTCGTACTAGATTGTACTGTATCACTGGTCACTGTCACCGTAGCCTTTACATCAGTATTAATATTGTCATACGGTTGTTCCGTTAATTTGTATGCTTCAAGTCGCCAATCCGTATCACTATATCGTGATAGCGTTTGAATAGGGTACTTTCCACTACAGATGAACATTACATCGCCTGACTGGCTGCAATTCAAATCAAACAAGATATCGCTAGTGAAAGGAGTCGTAACTTCAATCCCGGTATAAATTCCGTAGTTCCACACACGAATATATTTGTCGCCAAATTCGAGCATAAATGAATTATTAGTGTTTGTAGTAAATTCAAATAGTCGTGTTGGCTTATCGCTATATTTGACTTGCCCTACATATTGGCTGCCTTGACGCTTAGCAACGGCCCCATATGGACGAATAACCACATTCTCTGCTTCCAATAAGGCACTTTTATATTGCTCCAAATCAAAGCGACTCGAAACATCCGGTGATACTTCACCAGTTGTAAATGCTAATTGTGATATATAGATAGGATTACTCATTACCAATCCCTCGCTTTCACATAGCTAGATATATAAACTGTATCTTGTTTACGCTCCTTTGCGTTCATTCCTTTTGCCTCTTGAACTGCTGCTTGATATAGTTTATAAGACTGGTCAAATAAACCTCTATCCCCAGTTAGTGGCATAGCTAATGCGCTAGCCAATTTGCATTGCAACATGTACAAGGATATAGAATCCCATACATCTAAATCTGTCACATCATATATATAATCAATAAATGCTAGTGGCACATCACTCACTATGCATTTTTTGTTGTTTCCAATATTAAAGATGTTGTATTCCGGTTGCGATTCCGCATGAAAGCGATCGCCTTGTGGAATAACCCCTAATATCCGAATACATTGTTCCGGATACGCATATACGTAATTCCACCCATTAATTTTATGAGCGGACAATACCAATCTTTCATTTTTACGTGCAAAATTCCATTCAAATTGTCGCAATACCAACTGTCTTGTTGCATCATATTGCATACGGCATTGACGGCCTTGCTCGGTTTCTTCTTCAAATGAGTAAAGCAACCCTGCATTAATTAATGCAAGTGCTTGATTACAGATGTCAGTAGGTGTCATATTTCCCCCTATATGGTAATAGAGGGATGCATAAGCACCCCTCATATTGTCACTTATTCTTCCGCAGCATCGGTTTTCTTTTTGCTTGTTTTCTTAGGCTTTTCGTTGCCAGTATTTTCATCTGGTGGATTTTCATTGCCGGTATTGTCACCTTCAGTATTTTCATCTGGTGGATTTTTGTCACCCGGTTCTGTTTCAGGAGGCTGAGTTTCAGTAGACGGTTCTTTGTCTTTAGCCTTAGATTTTGGGTTAAAGATTTTTGCTACTTCATCTTCACTACCAGAGAAAAGCTGTTTAAAATAATCAGGATCAAATTCTTTAATTTCTTCTTCAGAGAAATTAATAGTTTCACCTTCTTGAATTAATCCACGGTTGCCGTGGTACATAGTTTCTTTAGCCGTAAAATTCATAGTTGCACCTTCTTATTTCAAATTTACACCATCTGTTAAGAATGATGTAATAGTAGCGGCAGTCATATTATTCGCATTGATGCGAATAAACTTTTTCGCACCTGCAGGAAGTCGACCTTTGTATTCTGTACCAGCTTTGGAGTTCTGTGGCAATGTAATAGCTGTTAACAATGCGGCATCAGCCATATTTTCCTTATCTGAAGTGTACACATTAAATAAAGGTGTCCCTGTAACGTCTTTATCTAAACGAATATACAACCATAAGGCAACGGCAGCATCACCACCGTTACCATTCATCACCACGTCAGAATTGGTGTTTGCAGTAATTTCTTTTTTCCAGAAAAATGTATTTTGTTCATCAATAATCATTGAATTATGTTCCTTTCTTTACGCAATAACACGAGATTCAGTGCTTAACAATGCATCAATTTTACGAACTGGCACGCCGTTTGCACGAGTAACAAGTTTACCCATTTCCATATCTTCAGTGATAGTGGAACCATGTTTTGTGTTCTTTTGCAAACGCAAGAATGTACGCAATGTACGGTTCATATACCAAACTGGGCGAACACCACCAAGGTTAGGAATACGTTCTTCCGCTTCAATCATTAAGTTGATAAGATCTGCACCGGCTTTAGCATCATTTGTCAATTTCGTAACATCAATATTGGCAATACGAACAACGTTTCTCCAGTCCCGTACAGTCAAACCAACATCATGTTTGAAGTGAGTGCGATATGCTTCAAACATAGAACCATCATCCTTAGTAACAGTAACAACACCTTTATCTTCTTGGTGTAAACCTGCTTTGGAACCTTCAGGATAAATACCATGAACGGATAAAGGTCCCCAACCCACAAGCCAAATAGATGCTAAGTTGCTTGTGCCACCTGCATCGAGAATGTTTTCTGCACTTGCTGCTTTCTTAATATCAAGAGTATTGAACCGAGGAGCTAAGCCAATAAATTTTTCTGGCGTATTTTCATCACCATAAAAAATCGTACGGCATAACTCTTGCCCCATAGATTGAATAAATGCTTTATCTTCCGACGCACGGAAAGATGCTCTATCTTTGGATTTATCAACAATCGCTTTATCAGTTTGCGAGTAAGCTTCAAGCATACCACAAGTGTCAGTGATTTGACTTGTTGCGGATTTAGACGCTTGAACCCCACCATATAATTTACGCCATGTAACAGATGGCAAACCATTACGTACAGTCGTTACAAAGCTAGACCCTTGGTTACATTCGACCATCGTCATATCTTGAATGATTTCTGTCGATTGGTCTAATTGCTCAATAATTTGAGCAACATTACCATTTGGATCCATTCGTTTTTGCAAATCTAAAAGTGTTAAATTTTGAGTTCCAATTGTAGCCATTAATTATTTACCTCATTTCTTAATACATAGATGGATACATTTTTCGTTTTGCTGTTTCTTCATCAGAATTTTGACCGGTTCCAGCTTGTCTTGTACCTTTACCCGGGTCTTCCTGAACCATTTCACCAACTGCCGCAAATACCTTAATCATGCTGATGTTGTTATCGATATGACTATCAACAAGTAATTGACGTAATTCAGGTACCGCTTTAGTTAGTGCTTCGATGCCTTTACCTGCGAGAGCTACAGTTTCATCGAATTTACCGCCTAATTCCTGTTTAGCTTGGTCATAATCCGCTTGTTGTTTTTCAACGATCGCTTGTTCTTGCTGCTCTTGATAAGCAGTCAAGATATTTTGTGCATACTGACTGCCGAACTTGGCCAGTTCAACAGCCTGTTCCTGTGTTGCACCAACTTGGTTAAGTAGCTTGCTAAAATCTGCTGATACAGTTTCATCAAGTTCAGTACCTTCAGGAAATACCTCCTTGAAGTCATAAACTGTTGGTTCAGTAGGTGGCGTATTGTCACCGCCTAAAACAGATGGATTATTACCTTCACCGCTTGGATTAGCAGGTGGTTCAGTAGGTGGCGTAGGATTATTTAGGTCCGGATTCGCGCCCGGTTCATTGCCAGTTATGTTATTGTTAGCACCCATATTTTCTTCAGCCATTTTGTTTTTCCTTTTCGACTAAATTATTAAAATATTCTTGTTGCCCGATATATTCGAGCTGCGCTTGATGGTACTGTTTAACGCCATCGGTGCCTAATTTAACTAGGTCCTTATGGAATGACAGCCCTATCGAACGCCTTCCTTCGTTAAAATACGTCTCACTATTTCCAGTGAATGATTGCTTTAATATGCCCGAGCGATCCATTAGCCTACAAAAAAACCACCTACCCAGCTCTGTGCTGAGTACGTGGTTAAGCGCTTGCATATCTCGCTCTTGCATATAATCTTTAATTGTTTTCATCTAAACACCGTCCATTCCTAGCCACTGCTGTAATGCAGGATTGCCATCATTGGCGGCGTCTGTTGCTTGTTTTGCTGCTCCAGCCAATTGAGGTGCTAGTTGTGCAGCCTGAATCAATTGTTGTTGCTGTTCCTGTTCAGCTTGTGCCTGTGCTTGTTGTGCTAAGATTTCTTGATATTCGTCATCGGAGCGAATAATCTTAGCCGGAACACCGAGATTTACACCGTATGTATTGGCCGCTTCCTCAAAGTTGAACTTGTTGACGATATTAGGATTAGCTTGTGCCAAACTTATGATGAACGCAAAATACTGTTCGATGTTCACCAAAGAACTCATCTTTTGCGCTTGAGCAAGTGGTGAGATATATTCAATCTTTACCTCTTGGCCGTTTAACTGGTCTAAGAGTTCCTCATCATCAACAGGTGGAAATACACCGGCACGATCTAGTACCGAATACACACGTTCAATGATTGGATTCAAGAACTCAGATAACAGCCGTTCAACCACAGGGCCTAATTGTTGGAGTTTTTCTTGAGTACGTTCCATAACTTCACGAGCCGTCATCTGGCCCTTGTCGATTTGGTCTAACATCAAGAATAAATCAGCACTATAGGCTCTCTTGATTGAATCTTCTGTAACTGCAATCTTGTTTTGAATATCTTGTAAATTGGACTGCACTGCAAACATCGGTTCAACTTTATGTTGCCCCTCAATTTCGGTAATGCCACCCGGATACAAGTTAACCGTACTAATGACATCAGATGGTGCTTGCATAGGAGGTTTAACGCCCAATTCAACGGCGGTCAGATAGTCAAATTCTAACTTCTGCAGCATTTGTGAATCTGGTTGAGCAAACCATGCGGCACCCTTACCGTATCCATTCAAGTCCATGGATGTATGTCGAGCAATAGGAATTGGCCACTCTTCAAAGCCACCATGATACAACACTTCATCGCTATTGCTACCATCCACCCAGTAGATAGATGAATACGGCATATTGCGACGTCCTAACTTATCTTTGTGGTCTTTGTTAGGCTCAACCAACCAATTGACTGTGAATGATTGTTGCAAGCTGTTTCCATTGTCGTAAATATTCTTGATGTTATCTGGGCAATTTTCATATCCGAACTGTTCGACAATCTGATCAACTGTCATTTTGTATTTACGGCCAAAGATATTTACGACTTCCTTGCTGTTAGTACTAATAGCATAGGTGCCTATCGGATACGATGTGAAACGAACACCAGATTCACTATCAGCGAATATTCCCATTGGAGCTTGCCCTATAGGCAATTCCATGTAGATTTGATGGACCACACTGTAAAAATTGGATTTAGCAAGAACCGCATACAAGATTTCCTCGCGCTCATCCAATAGTTCTGCGACTTGGCTATTCGCCGCTACGTCGATATTTTCCATGGTTAGCTTAAACCATTTACGGCTTGGAGGCGTTAAGCCACTCATGACACCACTGGCGAATATCTGACAAGATTCCCAAGCTACAGGATTTAGGATTTTACCGTTATACGGTTCTGATTGGTCGTCTTCACCATCGAACTGCCCAATAAACGGCAACTGATAGTCACGCAACTGTTTCCACTTATTTACATATCGTTGCTGCGCATTAAACAGCTGAGAGAATTTCTTTCGTAACTTCGTATAATCACGCCTAACAGGCTTAATACCTTCCGTAGGTTGTCTAGCTAGTAAAGATTCCATTTCCGCCATGCTAGCCTCCTAAAATTGATTTTTGACCACTTCCAGTTGGTCCTAAAATAGTAGATTCAAAGCCACGTTTGAATTTTCGTTTAGTTTCTGCCATTTCCTCACCAGTCTGATTGCTCATATTCGCTTGAACAGTCGGAGCCGGAGCAGGTGGTGTATAGTTAGCAGATGCACCTTTCATACACATCTTTATCCCTCACTTTCTACAATTAAAAAGGATTGTAACTCGTATTAGCTACAATCCTATTGCCTGTTTCGCTTTTTTTAACGACCCGCGCAGCAAAGGTCAAGGCTAATGCATCGCCTTTATTTGGTGATGGCAACCCTCGGTCTTTCATATCTTTTTTACTTTCAAGCTGAATGCGACCATTTTTATCAATGATCGCTTCAGGCCCTACGATATCATCGTATAAGGCTTGGTCATTTGGTGGAATAGAACCACCCTCACGAAGCCATTCTTTCATCTGGCCCCACATGTAAGCCCTCATATTGAGATATACAGGGTCATTACTCTTACCGCCAAACTCAATTAACCGCCATTTACGACCTAATTGCTTGCCGATAGAATATATTCCTGTGCCGTACCCCATATCAATGAATACGGCATCAGCTTTGTATTCGTCCTCGAACTGAGCAATTAGTTGAGCCATACGCCAGTCATCGTCATTCTTAGGAATAGAGGCAAGCGACTTCATATAGTAGCCTTGACGCATTACTATTTCTAAGGAGTCTGAACCAGTCCACGCAGGATCCACGCCAATGATTACCGGCAGATGTTCAAATGCTCCCGGTTTATACGATTGCTTTTGTGCCTTGTCAGCAATTTCAGTAGAGATAAACTGCAAATCTGATGCGGATGGGAATACACCACGTACACGAATTTTAACAAAGTCAGAATCTTCACCGTAAGCATCAACCCATTGTTGTAACTGTGCTTTGTTAGATATTTTTACTGTACGACTATCAATTTGATATGTTTGCCAATAATCCCTATACTTCCTAAAACATTCACGAAACCGACCACTATTTCGTGTAGGGTTTCCAAATACACACCATATAATTTCTGTATTGGAATCCGTAAGGGCCCCTTCAGTAACTTCCCAAATCTTATCAGAAATAGCAGACGCTTCATCAAAGATAACTAATATCCTATTACCTTGATTATGAAGACCTGCGAATGCTTCCGGGTTTGAATCGCTCCAAGGAATGGCATCAATACGCCAAGTTTTCTCATATTTTTTATCACTACAAAATATTGCTGTTGCCGTGTAGGTAAATAGTTCTTTGCCTACAAACATGTTGTACCATTTGCCAAGTTCTGCCCATGTTTTAGATCGCAACTGTGTATCAGTATTTGCCGTTACAACACCACGAGTATTTTCATGAGTAGATATCGAAAATATAATAAGCCATGATACATCGGCAGATTTACCGATACCATGGCCAGATGCGTGAGCAGTACGAATTGCAGTCTGTAAAGACTTACCTTTCTTTAATTGTTCACCTAGATATTTTAAATGTTCTTGTTGCCATTCATCAGGCCCCTCCATATTCTCCAATGGCGTTCCCGGCTCCCCCCAAGGAAAGGCAAAGTACACAAACCCCAACGGATCATCAGCAAATGATGCCAGCGCGTCAATCAATTGAGCCTTGTTGTACTTCATTAGATTTACTCCGTGCTTGTTTCATTCGGTCAGAAATATCAATTTCTACCTCTGCAGATAATTTAACCTTATCGGTAAACAACATATGTCTTTTACCTAATAGTTCAGCTGCTTTAGTTCTATCGGTAACAGATACATCCAAACCAAACTGGTCCTTTTCCTCACCTTTCATTACACGAGTTAAGTATTGTAGCACTTCATCAGCTGTTGCAATTGTAGATTTACTACGCTCTTCCATCACCGCTTCTATATATTGTTTGATTTTAGCTTTTTTTAACAATCTACTACCAGTAACTCCTGCAGATCGCTTAGAATAACCTGCCTTAATTGCCGATTGAGTCATATTGGTAGTCTCAATATATGTATCGGCGAACATACGTTCTTTCTTTGTCAACTCACGTGCTAACTTTTTTATATCCGTCAATATTAACCACCACCTTTTAACACCTCAACCAAATATATTAACAATTCATGTTGCTTTGTACTTTCACATTCGGCAACTTTTCTATACAATTGCCCTTCTTTAAAAGGGTTTTCTTTATATTTTTTAGGAAATTTCCATGCATATTCTGCTTCAGTATACATTTGACTAATTATGTATACCTTAAAAGGTTTATCAAATTTACTCCATGATTGACGAGTGTCAATAACATATCTCAATCCTTTGGTGATTTGTAATGCAGTTATTACCTTTTTAATCTTAGGCATAAAATTCATTGATCATCACCTCACTTTAATGTATTACCGCCCTTGCGAATCATCTTCCCATTTTTCCTTACACATAATCCGCATGAATTTCTACTAGCACTTGAATGCGTAATATAGGATTGACATAAGCCATCATAAAATATTTCATTGGCCGCGCATATTCCATTTTTATTATTCAAGCATTTGTGCTTGATGCAGTGTATTTGTGTCATAATTTTCTATAACAAAAAAGGCACATCAATTAAGATGCGCCTTTTTGCGTTTGGTACTCTAAATGCTTAGGAGATGAACTCATGTTCTTCCACTTACAATATATCATAGATATAGGGGGCTTAAAAGGTCGGAATTAGCCGATTTAAGCCGATTTAAAGCGGAGTTTATAACCTAATTCAATAAGAGCCAAATTCTTATATTCTTTTCCTTGCGATTCACCATAACCAACAAATGCGTAAGCCCCTTTAGCAGACATACCATTGATATATTGTTGCATGAGGATAATAGATCCAACTGTATTGGGTAACGAATCTATCATATGACAAGCATCATCACGTTTGGTAAGTAGTTCATGGATTTGACGTTTGTATCTCATTTCCATATCAAGTAGCCGGTTAATATCATCTTCAATACCAAATGGTTCGCCGCCGTCTACTCGTTCTTTACCATAATTTACAGCCCGTAATGACGTGATATCGTTTTTAATGCGTTGGATATTACGCTTTAACGACTTAATCCGTAATGCTGCTTTACTTGCCTCATGCAGATACTCATATGCCAGTTCACGATATTCTTTTTTGCTAAGTTCTACCATAGGGCCACCACACAAACAATATTTAATACAAACAGAATACTACATATCACCATATCCCGTATTTGTGATCTAATAATTTTTTGCAATTGCATTTTATATGCATCAGAAATCATAAAATGTTTTAATGCAGCAGCTTCATGATAAGAATAATAGGACATTTTAAAAATAACCACAAGGTAAATCGCCAGTAGAATGTTTAAAACAACCATTTCATTCATGGGTATCACCTGCTAGTTTTACATATTCAGGCGTGGTTCTATACATTCCAATTGTTTTTATTTGCGTCCAACTTGTACGTCCACCGCTGTAATAATATATGAAGCCATTTTCAAACTTAGAAAAGTGCATATTTACAACATCACCATATGATGTAGTAACGATTATAGGAGTATCAATCGTTACTTCCGACCAATTAACAATATTTAAACATTTTGTGATATCCAACACTTCATTAAGTTGCATTTCAGGAATTAACCCTACAAAAGCATCAGTACATTTTGTTGTTCCACCACTATTTGGGTCTATTTCATTACTCCCTATACGAAAAGCAGGCTTTTTTTTGGATAGGTACATACATCCATTACCTGCTTTATAATAATATAGCCACCCATCATCATAAAACTTTTGAAGCAACCATTCTCTCCCTTGTTCATCTGTGATCATACTTTTTCCACCTCTTCATATGTCATATCAAAAATATCAGGTTTGCAAGGATAAAATTCGCCTGAAATACCTTTAATAACATAATCACCTACACTAGCTTGCATTTGACCTTCTAAGGTATCAATAATTAATTTAGGATTATCTTTATCCCAATAATTAACTCTTACTTCTTTGCCTTTGCCATACATAAAATCAGATAATTCATGTAAACAGTCTATTGTATCTTCAAATACCATAGCTTCAATGACTACCGGTTTCTTTCTGTATTTTCTAATCATATTATTCACCTCTTATAACAGGGCGGATATTTCACCGCCCATACATTATTTAATCAAATATACCAACATCACCAATAAATAAATCAATAACAAAATACCCATAGCTATTAAGCCAATAATGGCACCACATAGATCAATTCCTTGTTGTAGTCTTATTTTTTCGCTTTCACGTATAAGTCTATACATTTATCTGTCTCTTTCTTATGTCACATATTGCTTTTTCATATAAACGGCCAATTTCTTTTGTTACATCGCTAACGAATCTAGCTAATGAATTTGAATCAGATAATCCACGTTCAACAGTTAAGCATATTGGTTCCTGATACTCAAATATTGCCACTTTTGTTTTATAGGCAAATTTTATGTTCCTTTTATGGATACAAATTTCAGGAATAACATCTTCGCTGCCCAAAGGCATTTTAAATAATTTTGCGATTGCTTCACGTCGTTTTTCTTCAAAATCCTTTGCGATTATGTTTTTAATAACAGTTTCACATTCATCAAGTGAATAATTGTTAAAATTCTGTCCAAACTTATTCATATTTATTTATCCTTTTGATATTCAAATATAATTTCTGTTTTAGGTGCATTAATCATCATGATTACACTATGATTTGCTGGCGATTTAATTCGTTTACCCACAGCAATTTTGCAAAATATATGAAACGCTCATAATGTGAGAATAATTCTTTACAATAACTGGCATTTCTTCAATAAATTTAGAAAATTGTTCGTCGCTTAGGCCTTGCATGAATTTTCTTTGCTTTTTTTCAAATTCATTTCTCGCCTTGCGTGCCTCGTTTATTGTTTTATACGAACCATAGCGTCCTACGTTATCACTACCATTGCATTCTATTAATACTACCGTATACATTTATTTACTCCCCATTAATTGTTCTTTCCATTCGTTTATTGTAAATACTGGTATTCCCATTTTTACAGCATGACCGCACTCTCCTTGACAACCTCTGCTCATTTCCCAGCCGTCGCAAAGCACTAGCACATCGCAATGACTCAATAAGCCTAAGCAAATATCAAGCCCTCGCTGGTACTCATCGCCAGTAAGATACATGAACCCATAATTATGAATAGGAGAAATATAGTCATGGCTGGTATCATTTAAAACCAAATCCCCCATGACCACATCAATCTTTTTACGATTGCTTTCCTTGCCCCCATAAGGATGAGCAACATATACTAATTTTTTCTTCATAGCATCAACCTTTCAACGTTTCAATATGTACCCAAATCCCTGTTACTGGATTCCAATACTTTTCTGTAATCTCACTACAGACTTGCGCATCATCATTCCAGTAATTCAACTTGGTCATACAGTCCTTAAATAATTTAATGAGATTATCTGTATCTGGCCGAGTGGTTTTCCAATGTGGCGCTTTGCAATTCGCTTTACCGAAACACCACTTGGTAACCAATCGAATAGGTCCCTCTAACGGTTCACTAGGAACATGATCAGCTAAACCATCTAAGAATATTTGCTTGGCTTGTTTCAACTTATTGGATTCATAAAAGATAGGCTTACCATATTGTGTATTCACCTGCTTGGTTTGATGTGTAACAGTAGGAACCTTTTTGAGAGGAATGAAAAATTCAATAATCAATAACCAATCCTCCTTTATTGAGAATTAATTGATAATAACCAATACAATTTTTAAAGCCCTTTTGTAATGTAGGGTTCAACCTAAGGGGAAGAGGTAAGAAAAGGATGATTTTAGAAATCCTTTTCCTTACCCCCTTAGCTTGAATCCACCTTACATTGGGACACAAACAATAACAACATACACTTATATATATAAGAGCGTTTGTTGTTATTATTGTTAACCTAAATATAATTTTATAGATTAACAATCTTCAGGTTTAAACAACTCTCCTTTATCGACATTTAAGATTGGTGTTTCTCTTAAATATCGACGAATAGTCATTTCGCTAACTTCCATAATTTCGGCTACCCGTTTAATATCTGCTCTGCCGTTAAATCCATTTTCAGCAGCAGCAATATTAAAGGCATCTACCAATTGCTCTTTTTTCTTTTCTTTAGCAGCTTTTTTGCGTTTATTTATAACATTAGCACCTTTTTGTTGTGGGCTATCAAATTGAGCCATTGCAAGGAACCCGTTTGTATCTACCTTGTGAATGGGGTATTCAAACCATAAATCCACCGGTTTAAACTTAGGATATTCTCGGAGTGTTCCTTCCATTCGCCATGCAGTACATTGGCTAGTATCAATAGGAGCATCTTGAAGTTTATCCTCGTTCATGTTCTCGAGTTCAAGTTCTAGTAAGTCAAGTAATGCATCTGGATCACGAGCGAATACACCGGAACCGGATGCACGGTCCATAGACCGCTTACCAGTTTGGCTCCCCTTTGAATGGTGATGACAATAAATAACTGCGCATTTAAGTTCAGTACATACCTTGTCAAACTGATTACAGAAATTTGCCATTTGATCAGCGCTGTTTTCGTCACCTGTAATAACCTTATAGATAGGGTCAATAATGATAGCCTTGTAGTTACGCTTTTGGGCCCTACGGATAAGTTTAGGAGCCAATTGGTCCATTGGTAAGGACTTACCACGTAAATTCCATATGGATATATTTCCAATGTTTGTTGGTTGTTGTTCAAGGGCCTCGTATACATCCTTAAATCGATGCAAGCAGGATGCCCTATCAAGTTCCAAATTGACGTATAGAACTTTGCCTTGCGTGCAGTCAAATCCAAACCACGGTCTACCTTCAGCAATGGAAATGCACAATTGAATTAGCGCAAATGATTTACCCGCTTTAGATGGTCCAGCAATGAGCATCTTATGTCCTTCACGAAGAATCCCTTCAATTAATGGCGGTGCTAGGTCTGGCATGTTATCCCATAATGCGTCAAGTTCTTCTGGTTCCGGTAAGTCATCATTAACGGATGCGATCCATTCTTCCCATTCCTTATAATTTTCTTTACCAATATTGGTTGCCATAAGGAATTGGGGTTTTCCATCTCGCATAACACCCGGCATTCGAGACAATCGGCTAGGATTACGATTCTTTTTATCTGGTTTAAAGCCATTCTTTTGAGCAATGGAATATATAAAGTCAACACGCTTTCTGTATTCCTCATAGGAGTAAGCATCTACTTTAACGATTGCATGAATTGATTTACCGCCACTAAATACCATGGCTGCAATTGGCAGTTCTAATTGTTCAAGAATGGCTTTTTGTTTTCCTAGTGACATATTGTCAGATTCCAAGAGCATATACCGAAATGCAGTTACATTATCATTTTTAACACCTTTACCATCAATTGGATTAAACCGAATCCATGCGCCCATTTCTTTGTTAAAGCTGCCAAACACATTTTCTAATTGTGTCGTACCGTTAATACCATCTATGATTTGTTGTACCGTGCGGCTATAATTTCCCATCGTAGGGGACTGTTTGCCGTCCGGTAAAGCAAATGTATTAACGACATATCCAACATACTCCTCTGGCTCAAATAACGTAGTCAAATATGTAACAATATCTTGTTTACGTTGCTCTAAAGGATATGATTTAGGAATATGAACATCAGATTCTTCAATCCAGTTCTTATCAACAACTTGATATTGTTCTGGAGTTGTGGCCAATACCATGGAATCAAAACTTAATGCTTCATTATTTTCAAGCTTACGTTTTGATGTCCATCCGTTTTCTTTTGCCATTTGAGTGATCGTTGCACCTGTAACAAGTTTTCCAGTATACCGGCCAAATGATTCCCATTTAGCAGCACATTCACCTTCATGAAATCGTTCTTCATCATCTGCAGACCATTCTTCCCATATAAACATAGGATAGCCCTCTTGATGGAGAGCAAGTCCTACGTTTAACCATTCCTCATAGGAGCATTGGGCAGGGTCTATATATTCGAGTAATTCTCGTAAATCAATTTTGCTTTCCATGTTTACTCCTTACCATTGGGGAACGAATTCTTCTACAGGTGGTTTATATGTAGCCGGCACAACACCCTTAGGAATGCGCCAACCACTAGCACTAATACGACTAATCATCTTAGAGGCTTGGTTATTACTCCACGTCCCTACATTCTTAAACCCTTTGTTTTCAAGGAATCTAATTTGTTTAGGGGTAGACAAGCCTTCTTCACGACGCTTTTGAAGCCTATCAATGAGCATAGATGCTTTGCCAGCATCTTCAATGTTGTCACCATTAATCCCAAATTGCTCAAGTGTTTTCTTTTGACTATCCGTAATAGATGTCATTTGCCAGCCAAAGGCAGGTACATAATGGGTAAGGTCTTCAGCTTGAATAGAAAACTCGAATTGTAATGGATCAACAAGTTGTGCTTTTTTCTTGCGCATAGCAGCAAGTTCTTTTGCAAGCGCTTCTTCACGTTGAGCCAATACATCAGATTCTGCATCCCTTTCACATTCTTCAAGGTCCATTCCTTTTTCTTCAAGAATTTCCGTCATGCGTTTGGCTACATCATCTGACTTAGCGATTAAATGAGCAGGTCTACATAATTCGTGACGTTCTACGTGCCATAGAAAATCTAAAATTAATAGATGATCTTTACCCGGTGAAAGACGTGTGCCACGGCCTATCATTTGACAATATAAGGCACGCGACCGAGTTGGACGTAATACAATAACACAGTCAACGCTTGGACAATCCCATCCTTCCGTGAGCAGCATTGAATTACAAAGTACATTATATTTACCTTCAGCAAATGCTTGTGTAATTTCTGTACGGTCTTGGCTTTTGCCATTTACTTCTGCTGCTTTAAATCCTCGCTCATTAAGAATTTCACAGAATCGTTGACTGGTAGCAATTAATGGTAAGAATACGACGATTTTTCTATCTCTGTATTTTATTAATTTATTGGCTATTTCCTCTAAATAAGGCTCTAATACCCTACCAATATCACCTACGGCAAAATCGCCAGTTGAAATCTTAACCGATGAGATATCTAATGTAAGTGGTAATGTTTGTACCTTAATCTTAGACAAGAACCCCTCTTGAATAGCTTTAGGTAAGGTGTACTCGAATGCTAAACTTTCAAATACACGTCCTAAATTTTTCATATCTGAACGATCTGGTGTAGCCGTTACACCTAAGACTTTGGCTTGGTCAAAGTAATTTAATATAGCCTGATAACTACTAGATACAGCATGATGTGCTTCGTCAATGATAATGACATCAAAGTACGTTTTACTGAACATTGACAATCGTTTGTCTTTGCATAATGTTTGAACAGAACCAACTATGATGCGGTCCCATTGTCCAAGACATGTATGTTCAGCTTTTTCCATTGCCGTTGTAAGTCCTGACGCACTCATAATTTTGTCAGAGGCTTGTTGCAATAGTTCTTCACGATGCGCAAGGATAAGAACACGCTTACCCCTGCGAACCGCTTCCTCCGCAACTTTGGCAAAACAGATTGTTTTGCCTGTGCCAGTCGGAAGAACCAACAATGTTTTATTAACCGTTTCCCATTCATGCCATATCGAGTCTACAGCTTGTTGTTGATACGGTCTAAGTTCCATTAGAATGCACCGTATCCATTGGTTTGAGCATTAGGACTTGCAAAACATTTTTTTATTTCGTTACGAGTACCATTATTACCGTCATTTTTTACATAGCCTTGTTGCGATAATTCACACATAGCGGATTTACCCATTAATTGGTCAGGGTCCGGATTGTAATTTTCACCTTTTTTAGCTAGTCCTACGGCCATAAATAATTCTGTAACTTTCCAAATGGTTGACTTTGTATAAAACAAATTGTGAATCAATTTTGTTTTACCTTGATCACCACCATCTACTTCGAGAGTAATTTGAGCTTGTGGACAAGATGGTAGCTTGCTACCTTCTTTAGGTTCATAAAATTTCTTTTCTACATTAGTGATTACAAATGGATAAGAACCAGCTTCAAGGAACGTATATTCACGTTCCTCCGCTAAAATAGGTTGATCAAATGAATATACTTCTTCTGCTTTACCGAATGTTTCAAAATTGCTTTGTGCTGTCATAATAATTAATTTCCTTTCTTAATTGCTTCAACAATATTTGGCCAGAATGGGATAATCCATCCATTAACGAATTCTGGATCATAATTTTCAAATGGTGTACCAGCTGGATATTTACCACGAGCGATAACTACTGATTGAACTTGTTCTAATGTGATACCATCTTTAACCATTAAGTCTTTTAATGGTTTAGGAATAGCCGTTTCAACTAATGGTGTTTTGTTTTTATTGGTATCAATAGCTTCCTGTGGTGGTGTTACAGATTGTGTTGTAGTAACTTCCCCAATTTGTTCCTTAGTAGCATTCATTACCTCTGTAGCATATTCATCATTAGCGGATTGTGCTAATTCTTGTGCTGCAGCAGTTGGTAGTACATCATCTGGAATAACATGAGCGATTTGACTATATTCAAATGGCATCATATCTGGTAATCCATGACGATTTTTAGCATCCCATGCAGGGTTATGTGTTGCATACATTAACCTCTTCCCATTGGTTGCTTTCTTTTTATTGGTTTGAGTAGTGATGATTTCGTTTTTATAATTGGCAAAGAGTACCATATCCGCCCATTCTTTAATAAGTGGAGACGTTTGACTTCCTGTCTTTTTGCCAAGTTTCAATTCAAATCGATCATATGCGCCTAATTCATCTGGTTGCTCAAATTTCCTAATTTGAGCATGCGCCGTAAGCACAACATTCATACCTGCATTGATAACTTCATCAAGCAGATTTAAGAACCGGCCCATTTCTTCACGGACGAATACATATCCGTTACCATATCCAAAGTCTTCAATACCAGATTTATTATGTTTAGCACAGATGTACTCAACACATAACTGTTCCGCCCAATCAATCGTGTCAATAACTAAAGTCCGATAGAACCCCGGCATTGTTGCAAATTCCTTAACAAAGGAAATAAGCATTTGCCATGATGTAGGCTTATCTGTACGAGCCACATCTAAATGGTCTGTGCTGCCTTCTGTATCAATAAATACAGGAGATGGAAAGTGACTGGCAAAGGTTGTTTTACCAATCCCCTCGACACCATACACAACCACCTTTTGTGCTCGTTTTCGTTTACCTGTTATAATATTCATTAAAATTCACCCCACTCATTTTCAGGTTTAGTTTCATTAACTGGTGCCGCCACATTACTGTACTCTTCACCTTTAATGTGTCCATCTTCAATGATGATGGAGCATTCATCTTGGTTATTAGTAACACGAGTGGCAATGACTTGTAGGCCTTCCGATTCAAGCCAAGCCCCAAATTCTTTCATAGTGTCTACATCCATTTGTTCGAGTTTATCCATAAGTACAAATCCACACTTAGGATTTAAAGCTCTAACAATGGCCGTAGCCACTTTTAATTGCTCTGCACCGCTCATGCAGTCCCATTGTCGTTCGTTATAAATTAGAACGCCATCCTGAATTGAAAGGTTAGGTAGCGGCATATCAACAGATGCCAGTAATTTATTTTTGTTTTCCCGAATTGATTCTATTTCAGCTGTCAGGCCGTCATATTCTTCTTTAAAGTCTGCTGCTTCCTGTAACGCTCTTGTGCGTTCCTGATTAGCACGGACTTTTTGATTAATAACATCTACATTTTGAATTTGTTCTTCAAGTTCCGCTGTAGATTCATCTTCAAGATCTTTAGCAGCAGTAGTAGCAATATCATAATCTTCTGCCAGTTGCGCCTGCTTGGTTTGCAACTCTTCCAGTTTTTTCTGTGTTTCATCAACAAGATTATTAACTGCTGTCATCTCCGCCTGAATGGCAGACACATGATCGCGTTTCTTTTTGTTCTCCGCGTTCTTTAACAGGATTTCTTGTTGTGCTTTGATTAAATCCGACGCACTGATTGGTTCTAACGGCACATCGTCATATCCAATCAGTTCTTTGGCGTACTTATCTTTTTGATTTGCAATTTGACCGATAGAATGACGTTTTGCATATACCTCTTGGTGTTTACCTTCGAGTTTATTTAATTCGTCTTCTACGCCTAATAATTTTAAAAGTTCATTTGCCTTTTCCTTATCACTCATTTCCATGAACTTAGGAAGGTCTAAGGCTAATTGGCCAATAAATCCATCTAAAATACGTTGACCAGATTTTTTACCTTCTGGATCTACGACTTTTAATGTGCTGCTGTTACCACTACGTGTAACTACTAGCCCATTAGATAGCTTAACTTCTAATTTAGGTGGGTTGTAGCTTCCATCACGTACCGCACTGGATGGTTCAAATTTTGCACCACCTAGTGTCCAAGCAATGGCATCAAGGATAGATGTTTTCCCTTGTCCATTCTTTCCACCAATAATGGTTAATCCATTAAGGGATGGTTCATATGAAACGGCTTTAACGCGTTTCACGTTTTCCAGTTCGAATGAGTTTATTTTTATAGATTCCTTCATGTATTTGCTCCTTATTCTTGAGTACCATCACAAATATTAGTTAGATTTAGGATTTGTTGTTTTTTATTCATTTGTTTTCTCCTTTTCAAATGTATTAAGTAACTCATTTAAGAGAGCCATTCCTTTTTGTTTTTCACACATATCTTTGGTGGCTTCTAAAAATGCTACAAATTGCGTAACATTAAGATTTTTATGTCCAAAGTTATGAGCAGCTGAAACCAAAAGTGCTGCAATTTCTAGTTCCCCACCATTAAATTCATCTTTATTTAAGACAAATTCCATATCATGACCGCCATTATCTTTAGGTGTTAATATGATTTCAATTTTCTTTTGCATGTTTCTTCTCCATGTTATAATTTATTTAGGTTATTTTACCTAGCTCGCTAGCTGTCCAAGGCTAATAGCGGGCTTTTTCTTTTTCGTAAACATCGGCGAAAATCCAAGCAAGTCCGCCAATAATGAATTGTAATAGAAATTGAAGAAATCCAATTCTATCGATTTCAAGGCTTCCCATGGATCCAATAATCCATATGAAAGCAGCCCATTTTAAAGCAGTAATCACAACTTCAACTCCCTTCCTACCATAACCAGTAAATCACTGGTTATTTTTCTTATAGCATTTTTGAGTTTTTCGTTTTCTTCAAGCAGGCTATCACGCTCCTTTTCTAACTTCCTGTATTGTAGTGGACTATATTCATCTACAATGCCTACTAACGCATCGACTTCTTTTTTATTGAAGCGGACGCCCGGAAGTCCTTTTACTTCACGTAGGATGCCACGTTCCCTAAGATTGTTGACGCTGCTTTCACTACATTGGAGTAATTCTGCAACATCTTTTATCGTATAAACAAGTGGGCACATTGCTATTCTTCATCCACATAAATAACACGTGCACCTTTGACTGGAGTACTGCTATTATCTATTTCATTAAGAACTGTACAAGAACTATAGATGGCTAAATCAAAACTAGAGCCAGTTAACGTCATTTGTTTTTTTAATGCTTGTGTAATTGCTTTAACATGTGGTAAAAGAGCATCTTCAAAGTCGAATGGCGCTTCCTCAACCGGAGCATTCACTTCTTTTAAATCCGGATATTTTTCATCTAGTAATTCATACTGTCTAATTAGCTCTGGAAGTATCTGTGGTGTAGATCTTGATTCAATAATGTACAATATGTACTTTTTTAAACGTTTTTTAATATCTTGCATAATGTGCCTCCATTTTTGCCATTCTATCTGCTTCACGACATTCTCTAATTTTGCCGTGGATAGATTTTCTAAATAATTTGCTTGTATGCCGCTTTGCGAAATAATCTTTAATGATCTTTCGCCAATATTGTGCATACTCAGCATTACGACCAGCCCACCCAAATACTTGAGGTTGGTGTCCATAGACATTGTGAGCTACTAACAGGTCTTTTTGATTTTGTACTAACATTTAAACCACCGCCTATTAAGAAATCGGATTAAAGCAACGACCATATACGTTTTGATGAGAACCCGGCTTTCCGTAGTGTCTACGAAGCACGTCAGATTCGTTTTCACGAGCCTTATTTATGGCTTCATCCTGAAAACATTCCCAACCATAGTTAGTAATATTTTCTATCCCCCATATCTCCTGTTTGTAATCAAGTTCGTCATTCATTACAGTTGAAAAGCTGTTGTTTAGGGCATCATTAAATTTTCTGTTGATAAACTGTTTTATGATTTTTCTCCTTTTCTACTTAAAGTAGACTAATAAGGCAAAAGAATATCATCCATGGTGACAGAATATAATCGACACAATTCATTTAAATTCCCATAATCAATTTCTGTTTTTCCATTTTCCCAGTTATTGATTGTAACCTTAGATTTCTTCATTTTCCTTGCTACTTCTTCTTGTGATAGATTTGCGTTAACTCTCGCAGCTTTTAAAGAAATTTTCAATCGCTTCAATGTATCCCTCCTTCCTTTGATTATTAGTATAGTTTACTTAAAGTAGAATGTCAATACTAAAAGTAAACTTTTTTATAAAATAGTATTGTGTTTTACTACTTTAAGTATTAATATATAGATACGCAGGAGAGGAGAATAGGAGCTTATTATGGATTCTAATTACAAGAGAGTGTTTGCTCAAAACCTTAGCAATTTATTAGCAGCAAACAAAAAGACACAAGCGGATTTAGTAGCTGATTTAAAGTTAAACAAATCAACTGTTTCAACATGGGTTAATGGAACTAAGATGCCTAGAATGAACAAAATTGAACAGTTGGCTAATTATTTTGGTGTAGAAAAATCAGATTTAATTGAAGATAAGTCGGATATAAATGATTCATATTACATAGATCCGGAAGTAGCAGAATATGCAAATAAATTGAAAGACAATCCTGATATGCGATTGTTGTTTGATGCAGCTGAGGATATGTCAAAAGATGATATTGATTTTGTAGTTAATTTAATTGAGGGGTTAAAGAAACGCGAAGGGAAATAATCATGTTAAGTAATTATCAAAAAGATGAAATAACTCAATATTGTATAAATTATGCGCAAATTCCATGTTGTTTTTCTATTTTTATTGCCGGATTTATTGCCACATTGATTTATTCATTTACAAAAGATTTTTACGCTGTATTTATAGCAATGTTTATTCAATCCACCATTACCGCAATTGGGCTATGGTATTTAATAAAGAAAGAAATTCATAAATTATTTTTTCACATTACCGGTTACGATAAAATACATTGGGAAAATGACATAGATTAAACATTGAATAAAAAGGGAGTGTGTTGTTATGTCTATTAATTTAATTTATACGAAATTAAAGAAAACACAAACAGCAGTAGTACGTCTTAATGAAGATGGCAGTCATTCAATACTGGTTAATTTAAATAAGCCTTTTGATGCTCAACGAATTAGTGTACTACACGAATTAGGACATATTAAACATGATGACTTTCATTCTGAAAAACATATTAATTTAATAGAACGGATCGCTCATGATAGAGAATTAGATGAAGATATAGATGAGGAATTCTTTTATCACGTGGTTAATAGCAAGGACGTGTAATTATGCAATGCAATATGACGGTTCGCAAAAAAGATGGCAATTACCAAATAATTGTCAGCTATAAAGACGGTATAAAATGGAGGCAAAAATCCAAACAGGGTTTTGCTACTCAAAGAGAAGCAAAACTTTATGGGCAAAAAATTATTGAGGAATTAAAAAAGACTGTCACCAATCCCCTTGATGACAGTCTAAAAGATATAACGCTTATTCAGTTTTATCAGATTTATATTCGGGAAAAGATTAATATATCCGCCAATTCAGTACTGATCTACAATAATATCATGGAGAAATATTGTGAGCCCTTACATGACAGAAGAATGCGTGATATTACCCATTCCGATATTTTTACATTGATTTCTAATTTGTCAAAATCAGCGGCAAGTAAAAATTTGTGTATTGTATTACTACGTGCCGTTTTTAATTATGCTATCAATCCATATCGGTTAATTCGCAATAATCCATGTGCCGCCATTAAGAGATATCGTAAACAAAGTACACGATCAATCACAACAATTCCAATAGAAGATATGGACATGCTTTTACATAATATTGAACATAGTCACCCAACGTATTATTTGTTATGCAATATAGCAAGATATACAGGCGCAAGGTATGGTGAGATTATAGCATTACAATGGTCTGATATAGACTTTGACAATAATACTATATCAATTTCTAAGCAATGGGCACAATGTGAACGTAATAAATATGACTTTAAATTACCAAAAAGTAAAAATAGTATTCGTATAATTCCTATTCCGCCTATACTTTCTAATTTATTAAAACAGCATCAATGTAACGGATCGGATAGATTATTTCCGTTTCGCACTAGTCGAAGCAGTCAATTAAATGAACTGATTCAACGGTTCCTTCCCGGAAAATCAATTCATATGTTTAGACATACATACGCTACTACATTATTAGGCAATAATGTAGACATACAGACTGTTGCTAGTTTACTTGGAGATAATATAAATACAGTTATTAAAACATACATCCATTATTCAGATGAAATGAGAAAAAATGCTGCGGATAACGTGGCAAATATTTTTGGTTAATTATTTTTGACGATTATATGACGAAAATCTATAGAGCCCTATTTATCAATGTATTCTATAGCTTTATTTTATAATATATGTATTATACCATTAAAAGAGACTAAATATAATAGAAATAATAGCACCCACTAAAATAACAACAGATGCGACAGTGAGAATGATACTGCCAAAGAATACAACAGCAGCCAAAATAATCCCTAAAACAATGAACAATATAATTCGACTAAGCCAGCTTGTACTATTAAAGCTATACACCTTAACTTTCGGTTCATATTGATTGTTTTCATCGTAATATTGTTGCTCGTCATTGATATTGGTTGGCGTTGAATCTACATGGACGGAATCGCCTACCTCTTCAATAGTTACACCATCAAATTCTCGTCTCTCATCATCGGATAATACGCGTGTATTAGGTTCACCAGAATAAGTACTGCGACTATAAGTATCATCTGATTGACCATTTCTATATGTATTTTGATTATTGTTTATATTGTGTTGATCATTCATATGTATTTCCTTTATATGAACAAATACTAATTGATTTTATACAATTTATTATACCATATTTTACCATCATAATGGCAAATAGAAATCCCTTCAGATATAAAGCCATATATCTGAAGGGATTATTTTTTATATTGCTTAATGCTAATATATGTTAACACTCATA